TCGTTGCCACCAAGGGCTACCACACTGCCGGGGATGGTGGGCATGGGGTGTATCGGTGGACAAACAGCCTCCCTGCTGGCGTCTCCACCAACGTCGGATCGTGGTTCTCTGGCGCGTCGGGCTACTGGGGCCTGGTCCATGACGGGCGCGTGAACGTTCGGCAGTTTGGGGCGAAGGGCGATGGGTCCACTGACGACTCCCCCGCCGTAAGTGCAGCCCTCGCCGCTGCGCGTCACGTCTCGTTTCCTCCTGGTGAGTTCTTCCTTCCGTCAACGGTTCAGATCGTCCACTCAAACTCCATAGTGGTTGGCGAGGCTGGGTCACAAATGACCACCTCGATTACCAACCGCTTTGCCGGTGTGATCTATTCCACCAACGTCAACGGCATCACGCTGCGCGGGCTGAGGTGTAAGACTGTATCCGGATACTCCGTCGCCAATCTGGCACGGTTGGATCTCTCGTCTCAAATCCTGATCGAGGACTGTGTGGTCGAGAACATGGGACTCGTATTGAGTCGCGGTTACGTGAACCCCACATACGGAGGTGCGGAGTCTGAATTGCTGGCGGAGTTCGCGCTGATCGATCCCGCAAATCAAAGCAACTGGGTCATCCAAAACAACACATGTCTCGGGGATCCCGCGCAGGTTTCAAACAACACATTCTATGCGATCACATTGAAGTATGTGAACGACGTGGTGATTCACGGAAACTACATTCAGGACTACCATTTCGGCGCGTGGGTAGGCGGCGGGGAACGCTACTTCATGGTTGCGGGCGTTACTTCCGTGACGCAAAGCCCTTCGTTTGAGCCGGTCCAATACTACAAGGGCGCTGCCAATCGAGTCAGGTTCTCCTCTAACACCGCATATCGAACCAAGGCGGCACTGTGGGCATACGGGGTGGAGACAGTGACCTTCGTTGGTAACATCGTTGACTCAGCCTTGGATGTCGGCCTTGATGTTGAGTTTTGCAGCAAGGTCAGCATGTCCGGCAACTCCGTCCGCAACTGCAAGTTCGGCGGACTGGCTGTATTCGACGGATCCCTAGACGTCTCCATAACCGGCAACACATCTATCTGCGACGATGACGGGGTGGCCCTGTACGGCTTCGTCCGACCTCTGACTTTCGATGGGGCGGGCCTGAGCACAAACGTCGTGGTGTCCGGCAACACGTTCGCCTTCAACGGGACTGACATAGCCAATACGGACATGACTCTCGGCCGTTCAAGCGGCGGCGTGGACGGCCTTGGCTTCTTTGGCAACATCGTCAAAAACGTTTCGTTCCAGGGACTTTTCAACCTCAGCCGAAACTGGCACCTGCGCGGGAATACGTTCCTGTTTGACCGCCAGATTAGCACCACGAAGCCGTTGGTTCTGCTCAACTTTTCTGGCGGCACAACGATGGACGTCTCCGCGAACACGTTCAGCGTCCAAAAGACAACGATCTACTTCACTTCGGTCGACACGTCTACGGACACAATCACCACAACCGCAGCGCACGGTCTCGCAACCGGTGCCAAGGTGCGCGTCTACCGAAATGAGAACGGAGCCGCAGGGATAACCGACGGGCGAGCGTATTGGGTAAACGCTACAACCGCGACAAACTTGGTATTGTATGACAGCTCAGCCAACGCCATCACGGGCGGCGAAACCGGAAGAATCGACATCACAAGCGCCGTCTCGCTGAGATGGAACCTCCTTCCTGAGATCGTCCCATTCGGGAACAACCCCGCCGCAGCTGTCGAGCTGAACCTGCGGAGCGGCAACGACAATCCAACGAGGGTCTATGCTGCCGAAAATGTGTTCAACGGGGCCATCGATGTCGGGCTCGTAGCCAAGACGCGCGATGTCGATTACACGGGCAACGAGACGAACTTCACCGGCGAGTTCTTGCGCAGGTTCATTGCTCCATGTCTGGTCACTGTCGCGAGGAACACGTTCGACGAGCGCATTGATAGGCCGGCGTCTGTCAGGTCAGAGCAGATCGGGCGCAATACCCGTCTGCATTTGGACGGCAACTCAACCAGCATCAACGGGGCGTGGCCAAGGAAGCTGGACAACCTCTACATCACCACAGGCACCCGACTGGAGGTCCTGAATCCAGACAATGTCGTCAACTACCGCATGGCCCGGTCGGGTGGATATGTCAGTAACGGAGTTGGAGGACTGGCGTGGACAACGGCAACACCATACCAAGTTGGCGACATCATTGTAAGCGATTCGCGCAACTACGTTTGCGTGGTTCCCGGCACGTCGTCATCGGCTCCAACTGGAGACGGCGCTTCCTTCGGTATTGTTGCTGACGGGGATGTTCGGTGGGCCTTCCTTGGCAGCTCCCAAACCGCGGCGTTTGTGGGCCATGACTACACCCCGTCAGGATATGCGCGGTTCCAATCTGGTGTTCAACTGGAGACGACAGCGCAGGCTTTAATCCTTCCAAGGATCACCGAGGCGCAACGCGATGCGCTAGCTTCACCTGCAAACGGAATGGTCGTCTATAATACGACCACCAGTAAGATGCAGGTTAGAGCGGCTTCTACTTGGGTAGACCTTCACTGAATCATGAAACACCTCATCACCTTCGCAAAGCAATACGGCCCCGTGGTCATCCTGATCGCCGCTGTCAGTAAAGGGGTCTGGTTGCTGTCTGGAATCTCGTCCAAGGTGGACACGGCTGTCACCGCCATCGGATCTATCCAGAAAAGTGTAGGCGCGATTGGAGAAGAGGTTCGGGCCTTCAAAGACAAAACCTCAGAGGAAATCAACGGCTTGAAGCAGCGGACATCGATTCTCGAAGAGCGATCCAGCAACCGCGACCGCAAACGCGAGGTGATGCTTGCCGAACCTAACTAACTATGACACTTGCACCCCTGACCGACGCTGAGACCAAGCGCATTTGCGACCTGTGGGAGAAGACGCGACTTGGTCTTGTCATCACCGAATCCGAGGCGAGCGAGTTGGACTTGCTGGTCAAGCGGATCAAGATCAAGAACTGGCCGCCTCCGGTCATTCCACCGGGTCAACTCCACCCCCAAATCACGATCCCTAAACCGATTCCGGCGAGCATGCTGGCGACGGTTGAAAGTCTGATCAATCAAGTCGCATGAACGAGATTCAAGACATTGGAGTAATGGCCACCGTAACCACCCTGTGTAACGTGCTAGGGGGCGTCTTGAAGCGTGTTCCAACGTTTCCGGATTGGTGTATCCCTGCCGCCCTGACGGTTGCTGTTGGACCCATTGCGGCGGTTGCGCTAGCCGGCATGACCGCGGAAAGTGTCATCGAAGGAGTCCTAGCTGGGGCTGCATCCGTTGGGCTGCATCAAGGATTCACCAACGTAATCCACCGAGGGAAATCGGAATGAGCGAAATTACCACATGCGGAAAGCTTGTTTCTGAAACCCGTTATTTCACCAAGATCGGCGAGCAGTTCGCCGTTGTTCTGGAGTTTGAGGCGGGCGCTTGGGCGGGTATGACCGGAAGCTCCCAGATCCGCACGGACTCAGGAGCACTCATTCACACCTTCGACGCTCCAACGCTTGCCATCGCCGACGACACGACGGCCACATTGATCTTCGTTGCGACAGATGCGCAGACAGCGAACTGGTCGCCGGGAGTCTATTGGGTCGACTTCGCTTGGGAGGTTGGCGGCGCCGTGGACAAGACAAAGACGTTCATGTTGACCGTCTCGCGTGGACCCACTCAGCCATGAGCCAATACAGTATAGCGGTCAACCCGAGCGCAACGCCCACGTCGTCGAGCAGAGCGGTCAATCGTATTTCAGTTGAGGTCGTCAAAGCTCTCGTAATCGGCGGATCAGGCACGCCAGGGCCACAAGGCCCGCAGGGCGAGGCAGGGCCAGCCGGACCCGCGGGGCCACAAGGACCCCAAGGCGAAACGGGCGCAACCGGTCCTCAAGGCCCGCAAGGAGACCCCGGCCCACAAGGCGAGGTTGGGCCACAGGGTCCCCAAGGTCCGCAGGGTGAAACCGGAGCGACTGGTGCCACGGGTGCAACAGGTGCCACCGGGGCTGCTGGAGCACCCGCACCAACCGTCGTAGACGCTGCGGCCATGATCCCCGCCGTGACCAACGGAGCAGGCGTCAATGCCCGCAACGTCGGGAGCGTGCGCGTCATTGACAGCGTGGATTTCAGCACCTCCACGCAGGAGACTGTGACATTCGACGTGACGACGCCGGTTGGCTGGGCTGGCACGACGTTCACCGCGATTTTCCAATGGTCCACGGCATCTGGCACCGCAGCGCAGTTCGTCCGCTGGGACATTGCGGCGGTAATGCTGGCGGATGGAGACGCGGAGAACATCGCATTCGGGACGGAGCAGTTCGTGGACGATGCGATTGGAGCCGTGGACACAATTCGGATCTCTGACGCAACGCCGGCCGTCACGCCAGCAGGCACGCCCGCAGGAGATCGGATTATGTCCTGTCGTGTTCGCCGGGATCCAGCGTCGGACGACGCGCCCGGGGATGCGCGATTGCAGAAGGTTTTCATCACGTTCCTATGAGCAAACGCCGATGCCGACATTTTGACCCGCGCGAGGCCGGGGCAGCTATCAGCCTTCGGTCGGATCGCGGCGTTGTGACCAGCGGCGGATTCGTGGATTCGTGGACTTCGACGGCGGGCAGCGTGGTGGCGAACGGGAGCGGGACGGCGAGGCCGGCGTTCGTGGCTTCGGATGCGAACTTTGGTGGGTTTCCGTCGTTCACGTTTGATGGGACAAACGACCTGCTGACTATGAGCGCTGGGGCGTTGTCGGTGTTTCAGAATGTGGGGCGGGGTAGGATATTTGCGGTGTGTCATGATACCAACTCAACGGGAGGGACAGGCACCCACACGGTCGCTACGTGGACGACCGCCGTAAACAATGCCAGGGCTCGCATTGACACCAGATTCTCGTCATCTGCCGGGCTTATCAGCCTCGCCCGCAGGTTGGACGCTGACAGCATCTCCAACTCTGGGCCACTCACTCCGGTAAATGTGCCGATTATCGCCGACTCCAATCTGGACTGGTCTGGGAATCAGAACACCATTTCGCGCAACGGCGTCGCTGCAACAGCCGTTGCGTTTTCTTCTGGCGCTGGGTCAACTAGCAACACCGCGTCGACTTTCGCGTCGATTGGTGAAACCGGATTCGGGTCAGGCTTCTTCCCCGGCCCCATTACCCAAGTCACCGTCTTCAACACCGCCATCGACGCCGCCCTTGCCGCCCGTGTCCGTCACGCCGCCGCCTACGCTTTCAATTTCGCTTGCGCATGAAAACCTTCACCCATCCAGACTGGCCGAACATTCAACCCGTCCTGACCAACGACCCGGAGCGCATCGAGATTTTGGAACGCAAGGGGTTTGTCGGCGTGGATTATGTGGAGCCTGTTGCGGTTCCAGAACCCATCACCAAAGTCGAAACATGGGCCTTGCGCGAGGCGTGCATGATTGCAGGCTATACCGCGCAAATCGAAGCCGCTATTGCCGCGCTCCCGATGCCGCAGAAGGCGGTGGCCATGAATCGCTGGGAGTACAAGACAGAGATTCGAAGAGGCGACCCATTGATTGCCGCGCTGATTCAAATCCTTGGTTGGACAACGGAACAGGCTGACGCTCTATTCACATCCGCAAACGCAATTCAAAACTCATGAAGCAACTGTTCATTTTTTGCGCTCTCGCGTTGTGCGGGTGCGCATCATTCAAAACCCAACAATCCGACAAGAGGATTTCTCCAGATGGAACGGAAACCACGATTACCACGTTTGCCGCGAGCCGCACGTTCTTCTCGTCTAAGTCGAATCTTGCGAAATGGAAAGCCCGCCAATCCGAAGGAGAGCAAGGAGCCGAAGTCGGAGGACTCTCCCAGCAAGGAGCAACCAACTCAGTCGAAGTCCTGAAAGCAATCGCAGACATCCTATCCAAAGCACGATGAAACCGCGCAAAAACCAAATCTGGCAGCATAGCAGCGTCACAGCTGGAGCCGACAACCGCTGGCTGATTGTGAAGCAGAGAGCCGGCAATGTCTGGTATGTCAACGCCTCCCGGAAAAGCGAGGCGCCAACCAAGATGTCCGTTTCCCAGTTCACCTCCGACTTCACTCTGATTCCAAAGTGAACCTCGCAGGCGCATCAACAGCGGCGCACAAAGCCCTTCGCGGGATCATGGGCAGCCCCGTGTTCACATGGAAAGGTCGAAGCGTCCCATGCACTCCGTCCACGCTGTCAGAGGCCAACAACATCGCCATGGGCGGCGTGGAGGAAACCGTCACGCTCACCCTGTATTGCCTCATGTCGGAGTTCCGCTCCGTCGTCACGGCAGACAGCACGCTCCTGACTATGGACTCCGAGCTTTACACCATTGACCTAGACGGGCAGAGGAAGCCTGTTGTCGGGCGCAAGGTGACGTTTGCTGGGGCTAGCTATAGAATCATGAGCACCCGCGTTCTCCCGTGCCAATCCGTGCTTGCGCTGAGTTGCGGGCCTGTAACTACGTGAAGCTGATTCTACAGGACGAAGCGCGAAAGTTTCAGGAGGCAAATCGGAAGATGTTGCTGACCTCGAAGCGCACGCTTGCGGATGCGGTCAACAGCCGCATGTCGTTTCTCCTCATGCGCATCTTTGCCCTCATGCCTCCGCGCAGAGTGCAGGAGCAGAGGTCAAAGATTCGGTCCTATATGGAAGCGCAGATTGGGCAAGCGCGATTCAGCAAGAAAACCGGGAAGCGGGTCGGGAGATCCAAGCTTCTACGTCGCGTGCATTTGATTGTTCAGGCCCGCCGCAGAAAGGAAGGCAAGCCTGGCGCCTATGGTGCTGAAATGAAGAAGGACGCGGCATCATTCCGACGCGCAACGCTTGGCTCCATTGGCTACCTCAAGTCCGGATTCATCCCCCTGATCCGGAAATTCAACGGGCATTTCACGCAACTTGGCGGGAAAATTGGAGGCAGGCAGGTCAATAGCAATGCCGCCTTCATTCGCATCCTGTCCAATTACGGCCTGCTTGTTGGGAGCGGAAACGTTGCCAAGCATCGAGGCGTCAAAACCTCTCACAATTTCCCGACCGCTGGATTTAACCCGACTGCAATCGCCGGAATAAGCCTCAAACTAAAGGACGGGCAGGAAGGCAAGGTGAACGCGATATTTGACGAGGCCACCACAACCGCACTCCACGACGAGCGCAAAGAAATGGAGCGCGTCATTGCCGCCCGAATGCAGGCTGTAATTGAGGAAACCGCACCCCGCCGATGACATTCGCCCAAGCATGGCAAGATCTCCCTTGGGTGCCCGATACGCGGGAAATCTGGGAGTGGGCAGAAGGTAACTTCCACATGCCTGCCGTAATGTCCAGGCGCGAGTTTCGCATTGAGCAGAGCACGCAATTTTACGCTCCGCTCCAATCTCTGAAGTCCGAGTTGGTCCGCGAGGTCTACATCCTCGCCCCCCCGCGCTCGGGCAAAACCATGATTGCGGACCTGTTCGTCCCGTGGTCCATCGTCAACGACCCGGGGGCGATTCTCTGGGTCTTTTCCACAGAACCGCAGGCTGAATTGCATTGCGAGGGCAGACTGATGCCAGTGCTGTCCAACTGCCCCGGCATCGCGCCATTGATGCCAACGGACAGGCACAAGGCGCGGAATAGCCAGATTCAATTCTCCAACGGCTACCCTCTCCATGTCTTCGGATCCTCGCTTTCCAACCTGCAAGCCCGAGGTTATCGGACTGTGATCCTCGATGAGTGCTGGCAATTCAACTCTGGCAGGGTTGGCCACGCCCGGGCGCGTATGGGCGACGCTGAAAAGACTGAATCCAACAAGTTCCTCGCCATCTCCCAGGGCGGATTCCCAGACACCGAATGGCACACGCTATGGGTCAACGGAACCATCCACGAATGGCACGTCCCGTGCGCGGGATGCGGGCAGCAGATGCTTCTTTCGTTCTCTGGTCGCAACGAGGACGGCGAGCGGACAAATGTGATATGGGACGAGATCAAACTGCCCGATGGCCAATGGGACGCCCTGGGAGCCTCAAGGACGGCCCGCTTTCGCTGCCCGCGCTGCGGACACGATCACCCGGACACCGCCGCCACCCGCGCCCGATGGAACGAAGGCGGAGAGTATAGGGTCACGAAGGATGGCGACCCGCGCAAGGTTGGCTACCGATGGGAAGCGTTGACGGATGTTTCCATGGCTACGCTCGTTGACGAGTGGCTACGCGCGCGGAACATGGCTCGCGCTGGGGTCTACGAGCCAACGATTGATTTCATCCAGAAGCGCCGCGCCGACTTCGCTAGTCAGACCACAATCATGCAGGGCCACCAGACCATTGCCACGGCAGAGGTCACGGTGGACTCCGAATGGGAGGACGAGGTTGTCCGGTTTATGACGGTGGACGTGCAGGACCTAGATTTCTATTGGGTAATGGTCCGCGCATGGGCTGCGAGCGGGGAGTCTCGCCGGCTGTACTGGGGCCACGTCAACGGACGGGCAGAGTTGGAGCGCATCCGGCAGGAATACAAAGTTCCCGCTGGGGCCCGCGGGACAGGCGTTTTGATTGACTCCAACTGGCAGCGCGAATCCCGAGCAATCTACAGCATCGCCGCGGAGTTTGGCTATATGGCCGTCGCCGGCACGCCGCAGAAATCTTGGACGCAGCCTGTGATGATTTCCGGCAGGAAAACCACCATCCAACGCCCATGGTCCGCGCCTTTCAAGGCTGACCCAGACATCGGAACCAAGTCCGCGCAAAGCCGATACTGCAACGCCCTGCGGTTTTCTTCGGATGCAATCTCCGACCGCCTCCAGGGCATGATCGACGCCGGGCAGTGGAAAGAGCCGAAAGAGGACACGAAGGAAGGCGCGGAATACGCTCTTCAACTCCACTCCGAGGTGAAGCGGAAGGAGACCAAAAGCGACGGTTCTGCGTCGTACTACTGGCACCAGACTAGGGTGGACAACCACGCCCGGGATTGCGCAAAAATGCAGGTGCTGGCGGCAACGATCCGCGGGATTCCGAATGCGCAGGCGATGACGGCGGGGCAGTGACCCTGCCAGATATGTCGCGAGGGTGTGGGGCTGAATGTCTTCATTGGATGGACCGAGGCGGAGTTGACCGCCGAGCTGCGGAACGCTCAGGAGGAGCTTGCCCGCGGGGCTCAGATTGTCGGGTCTGGATCCGGTGACGTAAACGCGAGCTTCCTTGCCCGGGAGGCTGCAAGAACCCGCATTGAGTGCCTTTTAATGGCCCTTCACCGCCTCAACCCGGACACTTATCCGCTCTATGAGGTGACTAGGGTCCGCAAAACATACGCCGTAATGGGGAGGCAAATCTGATGTCCGCTCCCTATCGATTCATTGACCGCCGCGGGGCGAATCAATACGCCGCCTCCATTCAGGAAGCTGCGCGAGGCACGCGGCAGCGCACTGCCCGCACCGGCTACGACCGCGACACCTGGCGCCTGAATCCGGCTTGGGGCAGGCTTCAACTCCTCAGTCTGTCTCGATGGCTATACGCCAATGTCTTGCCCGTCCGTGGGGCAGTGAATGAGATTGCCGACATTGCCGCTGGTAACCTCGCTGCCCAATTCGACGGAGACGATTCTGAATGGGGTCGGACCGCTGAAATCTGGATGGAGACCCATGACCGCATCTGTTGCGTGTCTGGCGAGACCTACAGCATGCAGATGCTCCGGCGCCTTATCGCTCTCCACATCATCCGCGACGGGGATGTTGGGGTGTTGCTGGTTCGCCTTCCTGAGTCTGAGTATCCCCAGTTCCAGCTTATCCCCGCGCATCGAATCCGATCCGAAACCAACGCGACCGTAGTGGTCGGCGGGGTCTATGACGGCGCCACCATCGTTGACGGTGTAATCCTCAACGAGTTCGGGCGCCCGATTGCCTATCAGGTGACGGACGACCAAGGCCGGAACCCGGTCCAATACAGCGCCCGGGACCTTCGCCTCATCTACATTCCGGACTACTCCGATCAGGTCCGCGGGATTCCCGCTTTGGCCTCGTCTGCGATCCATTGGCAGGACTGGGATGACGCGCAGAGGTTTGAGTTGATGGCACAGAAGAAGGCCGCGTCTCTTACGTTTCTGGAGCACAACGAAACCGGGGAGGCGCCAGAGGATGCCAGCGCAATTCTTGGAGGCTACGGCGAAACCTCCTGCTCCACCCAAACCGGCGTCCACGTGGAGGAAATGATTGGCGGTGAGTACCTATACGCTCGCGCAAACAGCGGGGCTAAGATCGAAGCTATCACGTTAGACAGGCCATCCGCCAATCAGCAGGCCTTCATGGCGACCATCGTGCGCAATTGCATGTTTGGCCTTGGGTGGTCTGTGGATTTCAGCTTCGACCCGTCAAAAGTCGGCGGCGCTTCGATGCGTATCGTCATCGAAAAATGCAACCGCACGCTGGAGAAAATCCGGGAGTTTGCACTGTACCCCACAAGCCGATGGATGGACGGGTGGCGTATCTCTGTTGCGACGCAGCTAGGTTTGGTTCCGTCTTCGCCAGACTGGTACAAGTGGCGATACCAAGGCGCGTCTAAGTTGACCGCTGACGCCCGGTATCAATTTGAGGTTTCCAAGGGCGAGGTCGATAAGGGATTTTCCTCCGTTCAAGCCGAAGCTGCGGCACGCGGGAAAGACTGGGAATCCATGTTGGACCAGCAGATTGATTACCTCGCCGCAGTGCAAGCCAAGTGCGCAGCCAAGGGCGTTGATCCGAGCCTAATCCTTACCCCGGCCTCTACGGTATCCGTCAGCAAAACAGAGGAGGTGCCCGCCGAGGAGCCAACCGAAACGCCTGAACCTGACGAGGACGACCAATGATCCAACTAGACGACATCCTCCTAATCCGCGCTCAGGACGCTCGCCGCCTTCACGCGATGACCGACGACCGCGCCGAGGTGGAGCGCGAGCGGATGCCAGCATACGGCGGTGGCCGGCGGCAGGTTGGCGTCATCCGGGCCTCTGGCGTCGTCGTCAGGGAGTCCGATGGGTGGGATGGCTATTTGGATGCCACCCAGCTTGCCGAGGAGATTGAGGAGATGGACGAGGATCCTTCCGTGTCTTCGATCCTTCTCGTTTTGGACACGCCTGGGGGAATGGTCAACGGCACGCCCGAGGCCGCCTCCCGCATCGCCGCAATCGACAAGCATTTGACCGTCTGGACTCCCGGCCTTCTTTGCTCCGCTGGCTACTGGCTCGCCGCATCGGCTGACATGATCCTCGCCGCTCCGTCCGCGTCCGTTGGATCGATTGGCGCCTATGTTGTCACGGCAGACCTGACGGCCATGTACGAGCGAATGGGCGTGAAGCTCGACGTGATTGCTAGCGGGCCATTAAAAGGCGCCGGGGCAGGTGGAACCCCGCTTACCCCAGAGCAACGGGCATTTATCCAATCCCGCATTGACCGCATTGGCGAGACGTTCGCGGATTTCGTGCTGACCTATAGGCCAATGATCGAGCCAGAGGCCATGGACGGGCGCGACGTTATGGGAGCTGACGCGGTGGACCTTGGCTTGGTCGACGGCCTCGCGCTCACCGAGGACGAGGCAATTGAGACCGTGGAGGCGTTGGCGTGAATCCAATCCTCCACACAGAGCAGGCCATGCGCGACGCGTTCATCGCGCAGTCATACGACTGGCCGGCCTCAATCAAAGCCGGAACTGCGCCGGTCTTCGCCGATGACGACACCGACGAAGCAGCCCGCGGAACTCCGCTCCCGTGCATTATCTGCGAGGCTTCATCCGCGCAGCAAATCCACACGGAGTTGCAAACCTATGAGGTTGAATGCGAGGTCCAAGTCCGCCACTCCGCAGACGACACGACCGCCGAGGCTCACACCACGCAAGCCGCGCAGGTTGCTGACCTAATCAGCGGGGTTGACTGGCCGGCTTGGGTTTCTGCTGGTGACGTACTTGTCGCCGAGCATCGCACCGCCGTCACGCAGCGCAAGGAGCGGGTTGGCCGGCTCTGGATCTACAGCATTTCTTTCACACTTTTTATCAACGCAAAGTCAGGGGAGTAAATCATGCCAAACACCACGCACGGTTCAACTTTAGGCGCAAAAATCTTCGGAACATCGAAGACGACGACGCCAGTCTCGTTTACTCAATATCTCGCCAACACGACAGAGATTACGGGATCCGGGTTCATCATGCCGACCGTCAGCAACTACGACCTGACGCATAACGCATCGTCGATCCAATCTAGCAACGGCTCCGGCGACATCGACGCCTCGGCGACCTATGGTGAGTTTTTGGAGGCGACTTTCGAGCTTGTACCGCAGGGGACTACCATCGGAAATGCCGAGCTAAGCTGCCGAATCCCGCAGCTCGGATCCACATTCGTCATCGCCAACGCTAACGTTGTCTCCTGCGGATCGTTCGCTGACGCCATCAATTCCGGATCTGGATCCCGCTGGATATACGAGGGCGGCGGATCCCTCCGCGCAAGTTCGGATGGGTTCGCAACTGTTTCTTTGACCCTTCGCCGTTACCCCAACATCGCCGCCACGACCGCCGCTCTCGTCAGCTAATGCACCCCGATTGGATCCAATACGACGAGTCTCTGCGCTGCCTTGGTCTCACCCTGTCTCCCCAGGTGACGCTCGGGCGCGGTGGAGGTTGCGCCCGGTGACGTGGCAACGGCTGTGTTCATCCTCGCATGGCCAGCGGAAACATCCCGCAGAGCTTTGCGGTCTAGGTTCACGCCGCTCGTTTTCTGGCTCTGGCCCAAGCTGGCCAGCGTGTCCGATTGGGACGAGGTGGCGGAAACATTCTGCGCTTGGTTCGCTGAGTGCATCAAATCCCCGTCGCGCATTATCACGACATCCGCCGGTAGCCAATCCCG